ATATCCAACACGGTTTTAAATCCAAAAGCTCAGCACAATCATATCTGAGAGAATCAACAATAATTACCATTCTGTTTTTACTGGTCATAAGCAGCCTTGTAATAATACATTGTCTCAGGAATAAAAATAGCCGTTTCAATAAGCGGCTTTACTTGGTCAGCAAAACATTTGTCCTCACCACGATTTACTTTGGCTGGAAACTTTGCTTGAAGTGCAATCGTTCTTTTAACCGGCTGCAAGTGCCAAACGCCACGGTAATATGTGTGTCCATCAAATGAATCTTCATTACCATGTCGGTATTCAACTGGAAATTTCTTGCCGTTCTTAAACTCAATCTCACCCATAAAACCAACCGCATCAGGCTTTGTGGCAATTGCAGCAATAATTTTAAGAACATAATACTCTGGTACAATATCATCGTCGTCAACAAAGCAGACATATTCACCTTGGGCCAAGTCAAGTAACTTGTTACGTTTTTCTCCTACCTTCAAGCAACCATCATCAACATCAACAAGCACCTCAACGCCTTCAACCGAGCTTACTTGCTTATGTAAAGTTTCAAGAAGTAGTTTTAATTCCCGGTGACGATTTACAAGTGAGCAAATCAAAATCGACAATCGCATTATATGTCCTTCAAATCATTAGTTTCGCTGACAAGAGTAGTAAAAGGTTCAAGCTCTGTGAAGTCTCGTCGATATTGAAACGATTCCAAAGCTTCTTTGTACTCATATAAAACCTGTTCTGTATCATGCACAACAATTATTTCGGCATGTTCTCTTGCCCGGACAATATCGATCCGGCGACGCTCCGCAGGGGCGTGGTCGATGAACACCACGCCCCAGTGCGATTGCGAAAGGAAACGATGGTCACCCCAATTGGGCAGATGGATAAATTCGTGCATATTAGAACGTAACCGACTTGCCATTTCATTTAGCCACCCCTCATTAATATCAAGGGTGACAACCTTGCGATTCGTTGCAAGGCCAACCGAATGAAGCAAAAAAGAACTATAAAAGCCACACCCAAACTCAAGCATCGGGCCACTGGTCTTTAAACAGGCCCGGAGCAAATACGGAAAATGTGTCGCTTTCGTTTCTAACATTATGCTGCTCCTGCTTGTGCCATCTGCATCATTTGTTGCTGCTGCTGAAGTCTGGCTTTAATTTCTTCTTTGTTAGGCAAATCAGTAGCGTCAATGAACAAATCAGGTGGTATAATCTGACCGTATTTCGATTGCAGTGCATCCATTTCAATAAACCTTGCCAACCGTTCTGTCGGAGCACTTGGCGATACAGTTACTTTGACACCATATTCACCAAACTTGTCTGTTTTGATTTCCTGCAACAACATTTCTACTGCTTGCCGCTTTATAACTTCATCCCATCGCTGCTTTAGCATTGGATAAGACTTGCCATATTGTGCCGCCGCTTCCATACCATATTGCATGTCCTCAATAACTTGGAGCTTGTCTTCGTCACGTATCATCGTCATAGCCATTGGGTCTATCGGCATCGGCTGTTGTGGCATTGGCAAATCAGCACCAAGCTGAGCAACTAAAATGCCCTGTGCCTTTTGCAAAAATTGAGCATCAAGCAAAGACGATTCAGAAACAATAAACTTAATTTCGTTGTCAGTGTAATACTCATTCTTTCGCAACAGTCTCAGCAAGTACTCACCCATCAATTGCAACGTGTAATAGAAATTGTTGAAGACCGGCTCTGCCGATACTTGATTTTGCATTTGCTTTAACTTAATTGCCCGGCCCGATTCAGTGCGGCCAGTATCATAACCCTGTGTGGCATCGTCAACACCAGTAACACGCTTTATATCCTGCTCGAATTGTATGCCCATAGTGAAAAAACCAGAATCAAGCTTGTTACTTTTTATCTTTTCAAGAAAGTTACCATAATCAGTTTTATCAATGACCACACCTTCAACAGAACCAAAGTTCTTGAGCTTGTTGATATTAGCCGGTGTGCCTCCACCTGTTATCCAGCCCGAATTAGCTGTCTGATTTAACAGTCGAATCGTTTGAGTACGATGAATGTTTTCCTCAGAGTTCAAGGAAACAGCATCATCAAGCACACCAGAAGCCCAACCCAAATCCCAGTACGGACAAAACCGAAAAACCGGAAAATCTGTCAAATCTTCTCCGTAAGGATTTGTCTCAATCTCTAACATTTCGTGACCAAGGAAAGTGCACTTGTGCAATTGATGTGATACGGTCTTTTGGATATTAAACCGCCTGCTCTTTTTTGCCGCTTTCCGAAGCTTCTTAACTTGCTTTTCCTCAGTAATTATTTTTATAGTGCTGGTTTGCCGGTCTGCAACAATTACTGCTTCAAGCGGTTCTTTCCAGTACACCGTTCTTACCAGATACCGATACTTATTTAAAAGCATCTTGTCGTCGTCTTCTTCATTCTCATAGTCGTAGTCATCATCAGCCATATATTCAGAAAGCTGCTCGATGTGTGTATCCATATCTGGTGCATCAATCATGTTGCCAATCATATCTTTGTACTCAGGATACTGAATATCAAGTTCGTCACGGTCAATCCAATCTTTAAGGATTACAAACTTGCTGGATTCATTGAGGTCATATTCCTCAGCATTAATATCAGTATCCACATCACGAAGCGGATACATCTTGACTTTTGGTTGACCATTAATATTTGCTTTTTTATCAATGACAATGACAAGATATGCCTCAGTATCAATACTGCCACGCTGGATTGTTTTTGCGTACACATAATCTGCTGCACTTGAATCCTCAACATGCTTGAGCATTTCAGTATAAACCTCAGCCGCTTTTTGCGTACCGCTTCTGCGTGGTTTGACTTTAACGCTTTGCTTGTTCGTCAAATACATACCAAGAAACGCTTTAACGACTGGCCGACACCTGTTTATAGTTATCGGTTCAACACCAGCACTCTTATATGTGTTGTACATTTCTTCCGTCCAGTGATTGCCCCGGAAAAAATCCTGATACTGTGTCATGCGTTCACATTGTTTTTCTCTTTTAGTACTGTCTTTCGTATCTCGAATGAACCCAAGACACTTGCCTTTGATTTCTGCTTCTTTTAACATGATTAATAACTCCTTACCCCCGCCGCAATATGTGATGGTACAAATACGCCTCCACCACCAGTATTCATTAAATCAACATTTTCCTTGCTCGGCATTATTCGTCTTCTCATATAAAGACCATTGATATAAGCATCAGCCCGGTCAGGACTGCTGCTGCCAAGTCGCTTACCACTTAGCCGCTTGGCTATCTCGTCTTTCGATTCTACATACATTTTACCATTTTTGTACAGATATTTTGGAGTTAAAAGCTGCTGAATCAAAATATTATCTTTAGTATGAAGCTCAATATCGCCATCTACAAACTCTTTTGCAGCAGAATCCCATATCTCAGCCCTCATATTACCATAGAATTCTGGCTGCGAAGACCTACGGTTTGACATTACCGGGATAATTGCTCTGGCTTTATCCGGGTCTTCAGATTCATTACTTGCCAGTTCTTTTACCCGGTCAAATACGCCGCCACCAACACCATCTTCATCAATTATTATCGGACATCTGTTATAGTGGTTACTCATTACAAAGAGCTTGTTAGCAGTGTACATGGTGTCTTTTTTGCCGTATACCTGTTCATCGAGTATGTCAGTTTCTTCCATGTAATAAATAACAGTCTCATTGTCACCAAACCGGGCAACATCACATGTAATAAATCGACGCTTAGATTCTTTGAATTCAAGCAACCGAATACCATCAGCATAAGTAATCCAACTTGCTTTAAGTATCTGGTCTGCATCGTCAGTGAATTCCCATGAACCAGCTAAGTACGCAGCAAGCAACTCCGGTCTGTGCCGGAAAGCTCTCTTGAGATTACTAACATAAGATTTCGGCAGATGTGGATTATCTTTAGGAAGTGCCTGTACAAAAACATTGCCTTTTTCCGGCTGGACAATGAACTCCTGCTTTAACCAACAATTCGCCGGGTTAGCTGTAAACAGTCCTTTGTATTCAAGCTCTTGACCTTCTATTGTCAGACGACGTGAACCACGTAACACCGATACATCGTCCTGAGTAGTTTCCTCTGCTTGGTCAACACAAATGAACTTATACTCAGCGGAATTGAACTTGTTAATGTTTTCCTGTCGATCGAGTCCACCATAATCAATAGCAATCGCACCACGTATCAAGATATGCTTAGGGTCTTTGTCCGTGGCAGACTTGAGAATATATTCCTCAGATGGTATGATACGCCGCCACGTGGCAAGAGTAGTACCAGTAAAATCAATTGATTGCTTTCTACCTATCCAGCCAACATGAATCGGATTTTCAGTGCATCTAAGACCAAACTTGCCAATAATATCTGTTGCTTGGCAAAAAGACCACCCACATAGAAAGTACGACTTACCGCCGCCCTTCGCACCACCGTACATTAAATCGGTAATGTCGGGCTTATCCAGTAACTTCCATGCCTTCGTCTGCCTCTGTGTCAGTTTGGTCTTGAACATTTTCATCGTCTTCATTTGAAAATATTATCATTGCTGCTGGCCCTGCCGGTAACTTATCCCCTCCAGTGGTATGGTCACGCCTATCAACCCAACCAAAATTATTCTTCAAATTGAATATGAGTCCTGCAACTTGGCCGGGATTGCGTATTAACTCGTTCTCCAAAAATGATTCGATAGTCAGCTTTGCCTTGTTAAACACATGCTTAAATTCGTCACTATACCCTTTGTAATCCAATAATGATTGACGGTCTGCAAAACCTAAATACAGAGCAAGCCCGGTCATTGTTGGCATTGTCTCGGCATCAATTATATAAATAAAATAGTCACAAACCGCCTCAGCAAGTAGTTCTGGTGTTTCATACTTCTTAGGCTTTTTGGGCATACCATCCGGACGAAAAATCGCTTTGAAACGCCGGGCCTTGGCTGCTCCGGGGTCTGCAAAAATGGTCTGTTTTACTGGCAACTGTTCTTTGTTCTCGGTTTCTGCCATAATCTCTATTCTCTGTCACTTAATACGCTTTATCAACAGAAAAGTTCAGGGCAGCTACAAAGCCACCCTGAACGCCGTGGCAATCGACTTTGCTTCTTAGCTTTTCGCTATTGCGTTATTATGTAACTGTTAAACAAAGCCAGATGGGTAATAGTACTCTTGGAGTAGAAACAGATTAATCGGGAGTGGTAACCCCGACACTTGCCCGACCTGCGTTAAAGATAATTTCCGTATCTGATTTCTGGCCCTCAAGTCTTGCCTCAACAGTACCATCAGGATGAACAGTAATTGTAAAGAGACCAATCTGCTGATTAGCAACCCTTCGATATTCATTCTTGATAACCCTTCCATCAGGCAACGGTATTTCGTTCTTGATTTCAGCACAACCAAGCAACAACAATAGTCCTATCAATAAACAAATTATCATTACTTTGTTCATCATTCACCTACCTTTCTATGTCCATGCTTTTACACTATCCAGAAATTCCCGCTTCAAGTAATGTGGATACGGTTTGATAATGATACCAGCCGCCTTGCTCTTAGCACTCAGCCGGCGTGGTGACCATACTGCGTATTCTGGAAATACTCTGGCCCATGTCATTACCATCTGTGCAATCTCGGAGCATATATGCTTATCCTTTGAGTGCCATGTCTCAGGCAAGACCAAACGCAACGGCCATATCGCATCATCCTTTGTCGGCAAGAAGAAAGTAAACAGACACGTCACATCATAGTTCTTATTCGCCCTGCACATTTTACTTGTTGCAAACCGTATCGTATTATATCTGTCCTCTGGCACTTCAAAGCAACCAATGTCCCACCGGCTCGGATGTTTACCTATCACCTGTGCTGCTGGCCGACACACCACACCATTCGTTTTATCTCGCATTGTCGATGTAAAGCACTCACCCACAAGCTGCTGTTGAAATGATTTCTTAAAATACTCTTGTAAGTCTGCATCATCCATTGATTTCGGCATCTCAATAAAATGACCATGCCTATCAGGATACCATATCTCCACGTGGTCATACGGCTCAGTACCCCAATTGAATGGTTTAGTGACTCCAGCAATCGCATAACCAAGTACTGTGCGACCAAGCTTGCTGCTCTTGCTACGCCGATGAAATGCCACCCTTATCGGCATCATCTTGTCCATTAGTGCACTCCTAAAAAGTCCGGGTGCATCGCACATTTATCATCACCACGTGTTACCGTTGGTGATGAATCACCCATCAACAGCGGCCCTTGTGATGTAGATAAAACCTTCAAGCCACTGGGCGGCACTGCATAACAAATGCCAACCATTATATGAGTAAAGCACTTCAGATGCTCCCACTTCGGACACCCTGCACATGAGACTACTGGCCCTTGCTGCTGTTGTTGTTGTGGCCCACCACTGTCCGCAACCATAGCCTGTTTTACATTTTCTTTGTCAATCTCTGCCATCATGTTACCCTTTCAATCTAAGTCCATTTTTAATTGTCCCTCAACATCACCGTTACAAACAAACAGTGAACACTCAATTGCGTACACACCTTCTTTGTCCATTGGAATCAACATATCAAGAACCCTTCGATATTTCTTCTGATATGCAAACAGCAAATGCAAATCCCATATCGGACAACCCACTCCAAGTTCATCATCCCGGACACGCCAATTCCTGCATCGCTCACAATATCGGGATTGATATGACATACCTTCTGTGCCATTACTGAAGTGTGCCATTATTCACCTGTCCCCCGCTTGCTTTTCATTATGATGAATCGCTTCACTATCCGCCCTGCACTGTATTCATTGTACGTGCCCTTGCGTTTCAATGTCACCAAGTTACCATCTTCCAAGAACCGGGACAACAGATAATATTCAACTTTTTTCTCGTCGTTCTCGTCCGGCATCCCTACAAGGAATATCTCAGCAACAATGCCACTGGGACACCACATTATTCCATACGACGGATTGTGCCACTCTATCCTGCTTTCCTTGGATGGTAGTATCTCAATCTCATTAACTCGCAAACGCCGCCTCTGCACTTGTGGTATGGTCATAATATCCTCACCAAACAATGTTCATCCATTCAGTTATCTGAGCAATGAAGCTCTCCGTTAGTACTGGCGGTCTGTTTCGCTGCACAACTTCTAACACGAAGCAGCCCACATCCTCAGCACCATCCGGGTCAGTGGCTCTGACCACCAGATAATGAATCCCTATCTGATTGCCACTGGGTGTCCAATGCCACCAGCTTGTTGCAGCATCCCACATCATACCTTCGGGCATCGCCACCGGCTCTATTGTTACATCGTCGCCATCCGGGTCAGTCGCAGCAACCTCACTGCCATAGTTCCCGTTGACATCCATTGTCTGCTGGCCCAGTATCCGGATTCCATCGGGCATGTCTGCCTTGATCGACGCAACCATGAACACTGCAACCAGCACCAGAATTGTTAGTACTTT